TCATAAGGAATATGTCGTGTATTTTCAAATCCTAAGAACGTAAGAAGATCACTTTCTAATTTAAGTAAGTCATGAAAATTTCCACCACATTCAAATTCAAACATAGGAAAAATTAAATCGTGTCTTCCTGCTATTGGATTTTGTTCTTGACGGTAAGATGTGGAAACACAGAATACACCAGGCAATGATGGATCTTTTAATAGTTCATATTCTAACCACATTTGACCAGTTTGAGGTAGAGGCCAAACTTCATCAGAATAATTGTATGTAGATACAGTTGTAGGATCTTCACACGCTGCAAGTATTGAAAGTCGGTTTTGAGTGTGGACTTCTAAAAATCCACGATGGTCTGAAAAAAAGGAACGGAGTAGTGAGGTTGTTTTGGTAAAATCTTGGGGTGAGATTAGTGTTGACATGTGCGATTTCTTTTTTATTTATAATATAACGAAACTCTATATACTAAGGTATGGAAAAGAAAGATAGAAAACTCTACGATTCGTGGAAATATAAATCAAGGAACTTTATGGAATTTAATAATCCTGTTTTTCAGACCTTACTAGGTCTTGTCATATTTTACATTGGTTTGAAAATGTTCTCAGGTGGAATGAAATCAATGAGTCATTTAGAACAACTTGAATGGTTTCTAGGAAATCCTTACTATATGTTTTTCGGAGCAATTGTATGTACTCTCCTTTGGCAATCCTCATCACTTACTACAACTGCTGTAATAGGATTAGTTGCTTCTGGAACATTACCTTTACCATCTGCGATTGCTGCAATACTAGGAGCGAATGTGGGTACAACTGGAACTATATGGATCGCAGGAATATTAGTGAGTGATGGTATGCCCACAGGAATAACCAAACAAGTAGCACTTGTTCATACAGGAGTGAATACAGTTATGGCAGTTGCCTTGCTTCCATTTGTTCAACCCATTGCAAGATTCTTTTCAAAATTTTGATTTACTAAATAGAATGTATAGGACGGAAGGTCCTTAGTTCACAATTAAGTCTGGAAGGACTACGTGAGTAAAAAAATATGGTATGATTGGCATGAGATGCGAAGGGATGTTAATACTCTTTGTAGAGCAGTCATGTTAGATAAGTATGATCCAAATGTTATTGTAGGAATTGCTCGGGGAGGACTACTTCCTGGAATTATGATGTCCCATTGGATGCAAAAACCTTTCAAACCCATTATAGCCGCACTAAGAGATTTTCCTGAATGGGAAGATTACTTACCTAGAAAAACAGACAAACGTATTCTTATCGTAGATGATATATGTGATTCTGGAAAAACTTTCGAAAAAATACACAAACATATCGTTGAGAAGCGAGATAAAATAGACAAGGATAAACTTGAAATTAGATTTGCTGCTCTTTGGTGGAACAACGAATGTGATTTTGAACCTTATTATTATGTACAAGAGTGCGCAAAGGATTCAGAAAATATCTGGATCCATTTTCCCTGGGAACATTGGTGGAATGCTCCCGTTTAACAATTAGCTATGGAAGGAGCTAAGATGAAGAAAATTATTGCCCTAGTGGCGATGGCTGCAATGTTTGTAGCATTTAGTATTAGTACCGTTGGTAAGAAATTACCTTCAGTTGGTTATGTTCTAGTGGGACCACACACCGATGGTGGATGGTCAATGAGACATCATGATGGATTTCAATCATTGACAAAACATGGTTATAAAGTTGGCATGGTTGAAATGGTTCCAGAAGCAGAATCAACAAAAATATTCCTTAAACTTGCACGAAAACACGATATTGTATTTGCTACTTCATTCGGCTATATGGATGGAATGGCAAAAGCGGCAGAGAAATCGCCAGATACAATTTTCATGCACGCCACAGGTTATAAGGGTAATGATACTAACTTTGATAATTATGGTTGTATGAGTTATCAAGCACGATACCTCACAGGTATTGCCGCTGGATTGATGACTAAGACTAATAAAATTGGTGTGGTTGGTTCACATTCAATTCCAGAAATCATTCGTAACATCAATGCAATTGCACTTGGTGCAAGGTCAGTTAATCCAGATGCAGTAGTTAATGTTATTTGGATCAACAGTTGGTTTGATCCACCTAAAGATATGGATGCGGCCAAAGCACTTCTCGATGATGGTAATGATATTCTTTACACAACTACGGATTCACCTAGTGTAGTTACTCTTGCACAACAAGCGTGGAAACGAGATGGTAAAGAAGTTTGGAGTATGGGTAATGATGCACCTATGGGACACAATGGCCCAGACCGTTATGTGACAGGTATGATGTTCAACTGGAATATTATGTACAAAACCATAGCTGACTCTGTTGCAAACGGAACGTGGAAACCAAATCAAAAATTGAATTGGGGACTACAGGAAAATTGTGTAGGTCTATCGCCGTGGGGTGTCAATGTACCTGGCTCAGTTGTCAATCAAGTTGAAACTGTCAAGATGGATTGGGTCAATGACAAGATGGATAGATTCTTTCCGTTTAGTGCCGGTATTACTAAGCAAGATGGAACAAAAATTCCTGCCGGTGAAATCAAAAGACATGCTCTTGACACTATGAATTTTTATGTTGAAGGTGTGAACGGTAAGTTAAATTAAAAAATGATACCAATTATAGACTTTAGATTCGAAGATGATTGCATAGAAGAAATGCATAAAGCATATACTACTTGTGGTTTTGCTGTCTTTACTAATGTTTATAATGAATGGTTATCGGAATTCCAAGACTGGGAGAAACTTATGGAAGAGTTTTTCCAACTACCATTAGAGGTGAAAAAGAAATATACTTACTCTGGTGTAACAGAAAATCTTGGATACAATTGGATGGAGGAAGAATCTCTGACTCCATCCAAGCCCGGCGATCTCAAAGAATCTTATAATTGGGTTGAACCAGCAAGGATGCAGGAACAATACTGGCCTATCGAAATACCAGAATTCAAACCCCTCGCACAAAAGATAGAACGCATTTCAAGAATGTTGTCCTATCAATTTCTCTACAGATTTGAAAAAGTTTTAAGATTACCTACTGGAAAATTAGTAGAGAAACATATTGATGGTTCTGCAACCATGAGAATGATAAAATATCCTGCATGGGATGGTGAAATAAAAGAAGGTCAAGTCAGAGGTGGAGCTCATACAGATTATGGTTCTATCACGTTACTCTATCGATTTGATGACATAAGTGCTCTGCAAATTTATGACAAAAAAGATGGTGTGTGGGTTACTGTACCATTAGTCGAAAATTCTATAGTATTAAATGTAGCGGATATGTTTGCAAGATGGTCAAATGATATATTAAAATCAACTCCACATCGTGTAGTAAATGTAGATATGGATAGGACTCGATACTCAATGCCTTATTTTGTTGATCCAGGCCGTGATGTGATTATCAAAAACCTTACAAACCAACCAGACAAATATCCCCCAATTTCTGCATATGAATATCTCAAGTGGAGATTAGCACAATCTTATGTTGATGATGACTATGTAGAAAATGAAGAGGTGAAAAAAGATGGAAAACAGTATCTTCCAGAGGAACAACTTTATGCGAGCTATTAAGAATTTTCTTCAATGAGGTGAATTAGTTGATGTTCATAGAGCTTTTCTAAATCATAAAAAATTATGTCACATTCGAAACACGAAACCCATCCATTTTCTTCCCAAAAATCTTTATCGTAATATTTAGCCAAATCGAAGTCTACCAATTTCTTTTTATTTATTCGAAATAAAAACTTGACATTTTCTCTAAGCTGTGTTATAATATAAGTATAAGTAAAATCAGTAATTCCTCCGTAGTTCAGCGGTAGAACACCTGACTGTTAATCAGAATGTCGCTGGTTCGATCCCAGCCGGGGGAGCCAGAAGGGAAGTGGTGTCAGAAACTAAAATAGTTTTATACATGTTAATAATTGTCATTTTGATTGGTATATTAGCTGGTAAAATACTAGCAATTATATACATTTAGGAATAGTTCACCCCTCAGTAAATTTTTTATGTGATGAGACTAAATCAAATACACAAAATAACTGCATCTGAATTTGTTGCAGATAGACATTATTCAGCAGTGATGCCAAAACTAACGAAGTATTATCTTGGTTGTTTCGTTGAAGAGGAAATGGTAGGGGTTATTACTTTTGGTTGGGGCACAAGACCGAAACACACAATTCAAGCATTATTTCCAGAATTAGATACTAAAGATTATTACGAAATTGGTAAAATGTGCATGGATGATTCTATGCCCAAAAATAGTGAATCGCAATTGTTGTCATTATCAGTCAAGTGGTTAAAAGAAAATACAAACATCAAATATCTTTTTACGTGGGCAGATGGTATCGTGGGGAAGCCAGGTTATGTGTATCAGGCTGCAAACTTTCTGTATGGGGGATTTTCCATAACAGATACATATGTTACTGAAAATGGTGAAAAGGTACACCCTAGAACTATGCAAGGAATACTACCAAATGAAGAAGGTTTGAAGTATGGACACAGACCAAATTTTGATCAATTGAAGGAATTGAAGTTGAGTAGAGTGAAGGGGAAACAGTTTAGATACATTTATCCTATGAGTAAAAAGGATAGAAAATATTTGAAGAGATCAACCGCTACGTGGAACTTAAATCATCCGAAACATTCAGATTTAGAATGGAAAATTAAACTACCTGGCGAAACAGAATATAATAAGACACAAATAATGCCCTTTGACTTAACGAAAGATTTAGTATATAATAAGAAAAATATTGGAAAGTATAGGGCAGAATCGAATTTAAAACAGTTTTTTGATTAAGCGAAAATCGTATAATGGTATTACCTCAGATTTCCAATCTGATGATTGGGGTTCGATTCCCTATTTTCGCTCCAATTCCCCGATAGCTCAGTTGGTAGAGCAAAGCACTGTTAATGTTTGGGCCGCTGGTTCGAGTCCGGCTCGGGGAGCCATGTTGACAGTAGCTCAAATGGTAGAGCTCCAGATTGTGGTTCTGGCGGTTGCGAGTTCGATTCTCGTCTGTCAACCCACGGCCCCATCGTTCAGTCCGGCCTAGGACACCGCCCTGTCACGGCGAAAACATGGGTTCAAATCCCATTGGGGCCGCCATAGAATAATTATAGGTGATTAGCTCAGTTGGGAGAGCGTCTGTTTTACACGCAGGAAGTCATTGGTTCGAGCCCAATATCACCTACCAATAGCAGGGAGAATCGGTATTCAGACGGGGCTCATAACCCTGTTTCAGTAGGTTCAACTCCTACCCCTGCCACCATTCTAAAAAAAACTTGAAAAAAACTTGACATTCTTGTTTGGTTGTGATATAATAGTAAGTGAAAGATGAGGGAAGATTGAGGTGAATACCGCCCTAGTCATGGAAATGTTTACCCCACGATTGGGAGTCGAGGGAAAGAAAAAAGGAGCGCCAAGCCGCCTGACATTCATCTTTCATTTACTATAACCTACAAAACAGAGAAAATATTATGAATGAATTGAGAGAAAATATCGAAGCCGGTGTGGAAGCAATGCTGGAACATATGCGAGAAGATTATCGTGGATGGTCTAGGTTGGGTGAAGCGGATGAAAGTGGAATTCGTGCAAGAATGAGTGAAGAATATGCTGATGAACTTCATTACACTACTGGTTCAAAATATATCAAGGTGTCTAGCAAGAATAGTGTTAGTGCTTTTGTTGTGAACACCACTTCTGATAAGAAATTCAGTTTTGGAGATATTTTGAAACCTGCTGGATGGGCAGCTCCTGCAAGGAACTTTGCAAGGGGAAATGTCCTTGACAGAACTTTTGGTCATGTCCGTTGGACAGGTGCAGGATAAAATCTTGAAGGTGATTAGCTCAGTTGGGAGAGCGCCTGTTTTACACGCAGAAGGTCATTGGTTCGATTCCAATATCACCTACCAACTGTTGCCGTGGCCGAGTGGTTAGGCAATGGTTTGCAAAACCATGTATGGCGGTTCGATTCCGTCCGGCAACTCCAATAAAATAAAAGGAAATTATGAAATTTGATGAATTGATTGAACATTATGAAAATGCAATAGGTTATGAATCTACTGTAAAAGGTGTTCCTATGAGTGAAGAAAATCTTGAATTATGTAGAACTTTTGTGTCTGATATACACGATTGTCCAAGACAAGATGTGAGGGTTATGTATCGTGGCCCACGCACAAGTACTGGAAATGGAACATTAAGAAAAGATGCACGTTCATTTGATGTGTATCACACTCCAAGATATAGATAAAAATAGTTTACGCTGGTGTAGCTCAGTTGGTAGAGCAGTAGCTTTGTAAGCTTCAGGTCGGGAGTTCGATTCTTCTCACCAGCTCCAACTTATAAAAAAAATATGAAATCAAAAAAACGCAAACAAAGTAGATTGTGGAAAGAA